ATAATTTCTAAAAATAGTCATTGACAGATAAATAAAACTGCGCTATAGTAATATAGTGCAGTTTTTTATTAGGCACAAACAGAACTAGCCACAGGCACAACAACAAGGAGATAGGCACATGGCATCATTAGCAGAAATTCGCGCAAAGTTAAAAGAACAAGAGACAAAGTCATCAGGCAATCAGGGCGGAGGCGATAACGCAGTTTACCCGTTCTGGAATTTGAAGGAAGGTCAGGAAGCACTAGTACGATTCCTTCCAGATGGCGACAGCAGCAACACATTTTTCTGGGTAGAACGAGCAATGATTAAGCTCCCCTTCAACGGCGTTAAGGGCGAGACAGATTCACGTCCTACACAGGTACAGGTACCTTGCGTAGAGATGTGGGGCGAGACTTGCCCAGTACTAAGTGAAGTACGCGGCTGGTTTAAGGACAAGAGCCTCGAAGATATGGGCCGTAAGTATTGGAAGAAGCGTTCATACGTGTTCCAGGGCCTTGTTGTTGAGGATCCTCTAAAGGAAGAGAATACACCAGAGAATCCTATCCGTAGGTTTATCATTGGTCCTCAGATCTTCCAGATCGTTCGCGCAGCACTACTTGATCCTGAGATTGAGGATCTCCCAACTGATTATGTACATGGTCTAGACTTCCGTATTGCTAAGACAAGCAAGGGCGGGTTTGCTGACTATTCTACATCAAAGTGGGGACGTCGTGAACGTGCTTTGAACAACAGTGATGTTGAAGCAATTAATAAGGTTGGTCTATTCAATCTTAAGGACTTCCTACCTAAGAAGCCAACTGATGTTGAGATGAAGGTTATCAAGGAGATGTTTGAAGCATCTGTTGATGGCGAAGCATACGACGCAGAACGTTGGGGGCAGTATTATCGTGCTGCCGGTATGAGTCAGGCAACTGGTGATCCAAACACCCGCACACAATCAGCATCGCCCAAGGCTGCTGTAGTGGAGGATGAGGATATCCCTTTTGAGCCAACGCAGGCTAAGGCAGCAACTGTCGCAAAGCCTGCGTCAAGCGATAACAAAGCCTCAGATATCCTGAGCATGATCCGCGCACGTCAGTCTAAGTAAAATAAAAAGAATGTGGGAGAGTTAATCTCCCACAGCTCTTTCATTATGGAGAATCCTTATGGCTAAAACATTTGATATTACTAAATTTAGAAAAACTCTGACTAAGAGCATTGACGGCTTGGGTGTTGGTTTTAATGATCCGACTGATTGGATCTCAACAGGTAATTACGCACTAAACTATCTCATTAGCGGTGACTTCCAACGTGGCATCCCACTAGGTAAGGTCACTGTATTCGCAGGTGAGTCTGGTGCAGGCAAGAGCTACATCTGCTCTGGTAACATTGTTAAGTATGCACAAGAGCAAGACATCTTCGTAGTACTCATCGATAGTGAAAATGCTCTAGATGAAAAGTGGCTACACGCACTAGGTGTTGATACTGGACCTGAAAAGCTATTAAAGCTTAATATGGCAATGATCGATGACGTTGCTCGTACTATCCACGAGTTTATGAAAGAATACAAGACAATGGCTGAAGGCGAACGCCCTAAGGTATTGTTTGTTCTAGATAGCTTGGGTATGCTACTAACACCAACTGACATTAATCAGTTTGAAGCAGGTGATCTAAAGGGCGATATGGGCCGTAAGCCTAAGGCGCTAACAGCACTTGTGCGTAACTGTGTTAATATGTTTGGTTCATATAACGTAGGTATGGTATGTACTAATCATACATATGCTTCACAGGATATGTTTGATCCAGATGATAAGATCAGTGGCGGACAAGGTTTCGTATATGCTTCTAGTATCGTAGTTGCTATGAAGAAGCTAAAGCTAAAGGAAGATGAAGATGGCAACAAGGTATCAGAAGTAAATGGTATCCGTGCTAGCTGTAAGATTATGAAGACTCGCTATAGCAAGCCTTTTGAAACTCTACAGATTAAGATTCCTTATGAGACTGGTATGAATCCCTATAGTGGCTTGCTTGAACTCTTTGAGAAAAAGGGTGTTATTACACAGCAGGGTAATCGACTAAAGTATGTTGATTCAAAAGGTAAAGAATTCCTCGAATATCGTAAGCAATGGACCGGAGAATTGTTGAATATGGTTATGGAAGACTATATACATATTAAGCCAGTCCAGGAATTACTGGTAGATTCTGAAACGGGAGAAATAACAGTATGAATGAGGATTTGTTTTTAGAAATTTGGGATCTTGTTCGCGAATACGGAGATAAGAAGCAGACTAGTGTTATTGCTGCTAAGTTTATCGATCTCCTTAGCGAAAATGGGATTAAGGAGAGCACCTTAGCTAATATGTCTGGTCACGACGATGATCTAGATGAAGCTATTAAGGAATTGCTCGCTGAAGATCCGGACGACGATTCTTATAATTATGATGACGAGTGATCAATGACTTGGTATACAAAGGTTAGTCAAGATATTTCTAATATTCCTAATGCTATAGATTTCTTTGAAAGAGAACTTCTAGATGCAAAGAAGGAAGTAAAGATTGTTGGAAATATTGAGAAAGCCGCAGCAAGTATGCCAGGTGTTGTTGAACATCGCTATAATCAATTACAAGAAATCGAAGCTATCCTCGAATATCTAAATATAGAACTACGTCGTCTACGTAGTCAATTCTTTAGGAAGTATCTTGAAAATTATCAAAGATCACTTAGCAGTAGGGATTGTGAAAAGTACGTAGACGGCGAAGCTGATGTAGTAGATTTTGAAAAAATTATAAACGAATTCGCACTATTGCGTAATAAATGGTTGGGCATTATCAAAGCCTTAGATATTAAACAATGGCAACTTAGCAATGTCATTAAGCTAAGAGTCGCAGGAATGGAAGATGCAAACCTATGATGTTTATAGAAGATATAGTACTACTTGTTGCAGACACTTGTCCATCTAGTATCTCGTCTAAAGATTTTAGTCTGATATTCAATATCTCTAAGCAGCTAAAGAATAATATCCTAATGACAAAAGGACAAGCAGATCTGTTGTTAAAAATATTAACTGAAAATCAAAATCAGATACCGATTCCTTTATTAGCTCAATCTTTAATATCCCCTCAATTTAAATTTAAGTTTAGGCAATTGGATATGACACGTAAGTTGTTTATATATGGAACCGATAAGAAATATATAGCTGCTAAGTATCCATTCAATAATAAGATCAACAATCTAATAAATTCTATATCTAGAATTGAATTTAATAAGAAAGAAAAGATCTATATTATTCCTCTAACACAACAGAATATCTATACTCTAGTTGAAAAGTTTTTGCCATTAGACTTTGCAGTTGATGAGCAATTATTAGAATGGTATGAACAGATACAGAAAGTAAAAACTGATTCTGAATCATATATTCCAACAATTGATTTTGATTCTGAACTTGTATTAAAAAATTCAAATCAAAATCTAACTAGATACTACGACGAAAATCAAACAGATAGCATTATTCCAAATCTATTCTTAGCTAAAACTCTAGGAATTAATATCGGTAGCAATATTATAACTGAATTAGAAAAATTAAATCCAAATGAAATTACTAAACGTATAGTTTATTCTAGTAAGAGTAAATTCTTTATATCACCAAAGACTACTGATATATCTGAGATTATTGTTTTCCTAAAAGAAGCAAACGCTTGGCCTTTGCTTATAATAACTGACGATAATCAACTGTCTACATTAGAAAATTGGTATATTGATTTAACTAACGGTGGTATTGCTGAAAAAGAAATCAGCGTGATGTTTAGAAGTAATACTAATAAAGATATGAATACGTTTATTAGATCAAAGAATCTAAATAATCTAGTTGATGAAAATACTAAAGTTGTTTTCATTAAACAAAAGGTATCTAAGATATTGCTAAAGATAAACTTTAAACCAAAAGTAATAATCGGCTCGTCTAGATACTACGCACACTTCTCTGCACAGAAAATGGTTGACAGCCACCCTGTAGTGTTGTACTATACAGATCAAGTATCAAGTTTGGACAATATCAGTGTTGACATGTAAACTAATAATTAAAGATGAAGTTAACATAAAGTTTGAAGGACTCAGTTTAGAAGCTAGACGTAAATTAGCAAATAAATTTAAATTTGAAGTTCCGTGGGCTAGACATCAACCCAGCTACCGTTTAGGACGCTGGGATGGTACTGTTGCATTCTTTGGAGTCGGCGGTACAGGTTATATCAATCAATTAAATGAGATATTACCTAT